GAACATTTAAGTTTGTACGAGGGCCAGACGGTGTTGAGCGTCAGGTTCCACAGGTACGTAAGGATGGAGAGCTTTGCCCTTCTGTCATTAAGCTTACCTCAGAAGATCCTGCAGTAGCCATCCTAGATGGTCTGTCTGTCCTTAGTCACCGTATTGCTGTACTGAAAGGTATCATAGAGTGTGAGTCTGATGGTTATGTACAGGCTACGATTGCGGGAATGACAAACACTTTGCGATTCAAACACGCAAAGCCTTTAGTTAATCTGCCATCAGTAGAGAAGCCCTACGGTAAAGAGATACGTGGACTACTTACTGCGCCAGAGGGTTACGTTCTATGTGGGGCTGATATGACTAGCCTAGAGGACACGACTAAACGTCACTATATGAAGCCTCTTGACCCTAACTATGTAGCTGAAATGTCTAGGGATGGCTTTGATCCTCACCTTGACCTAGCTAAACACGCCGGGATAATTAGCCAAGAGGATATAGACAAGCATAACTCAGGTGAGAAGTCTCTTAAAGATCTACGTAAGAACTACAAGGTAGTAAACTACTCAGCTACCTATGGCGTAGGAGCCGCTAAACTGGCTCGTGAGACAGGTATGTCAAAGAAGGAAGCTCAGAAGCTACTAGATGCATTCTGGTCACGTAACTGGTCAGTACAGAAGGTGGCATCAACACTACGTAAGCGTGAACTGTTTGGCGGTATGTGGGTTCAGAATCCTATATCAAAGTTCTGGCACAGCCTACGCAGCGAGAAGGACCGTTTCTCTACACTAAACCAAAGCACTGGAGTTTATTGCTTCGATGTTTGGGTTAAGAAGTGTCGTGACAAGGACGTTAAGACTGTAGGTCAGTTTCACGATGAAATCATAGCACTTGTAAAAGAAGGAAAGCAGATAGAAACAGCAATGAATATGAACTACTCTATAGAAGAAGTTAACAAACAACTACGGTTGAATGTTGATCTCGGTGTTGATGCACAGTTTGGAAAAACTTACGCAGACATACACTAATTTACTTGACACTACTTAGCTAATAAGCTATAACTAGGTTTCTTTTTTAACGCTCAGAAAGGGCATAAGTATGAATACGGAATTAGCAACTTTTGGTGATGATCTTGAAGCAATGATGGGGATCATCCCGGCTAGTACAGACCAATCGTCTACACCAAGTATAACTAGGGTTACTCAGATCCATAAAGCTATTATGGGTATGCAAGATGTGGGCGGTAAGCAAATAAAAGCAGAGATCCTACCTGTTGGAACATATCAAATCACACAGGGTGATGAGGTTGTGTACGCACAACAAGTTACTATTCGCATTATGGCTGTTCGTATGCAATGGTCACGGTGGAATAACAACACAGAACAAATGGAAAAATCAATTATGGCACCCAGTTTAAAGGGTGACTTGAAGGATAACATTGGTAGTTACAATTTAGGGCGTCCTTCTGGGGGCTATGTAGAAGACTATGACAGCTTGTCTGATGCTATGAAAGAGCATATGAAGTCTGTAAAAAGGGTAAAGGTTCTTATGGGCCACCTGTCTGTAGACCAGCCTTTAGATCAAGAAGGTAATCCTGTAAGTACCACTATTCAAGATGTTCCATTTATTATGGACGTTAAGAATCGAGACAGTTTAAAGTCTATTGATTCAGTCTTAGCTAGAAAGCGTCCTATAGAGGTTCTCACTCAGGAGATTAACTTAACAGGTGACATCCAATCTATCCCTAATGGGCCTGACTATGGTGTTATAGTTGCATCCCCGGGATCAAAGGTTGACATTCAGCCTACTGATAAGGAGAACATTCAAAACTTTCAAGATTATGTTGACTACGTAAATAATATGATCTTAGAAAAGTATAATGAGAACTGTGAAGATAACACTATTGAAGGAGATGTGTTCTAATGAATCACCCTGCAGAGTTATCTGTCTACACGTACTTGCAGAAAGCTATGGCGGGTGAGGTTGCAATGGCAGAAGAGGTGATTGATAAAGTCTCCTCTGATGTCAAGGCAGCTATGCTAAAGCAGTTTGCTAGTGGGCCTCGTGATAAGTTTAGGTTGCGTATGTCTAACATAGGTAAGCCTAAGTGTCAGCTATGGTTTGAGAAGAATGACCCAGAAGGTAAGGAACCCTTTCCACCTCACTTCCTTATGAATATGATTCTTGGGGATATTGTCGAGGCTGTATTCAAAGGATTACTTACTGCCGCTGATGTTAGTTTCAAAGATAATGATAAAGTTGTTTTAAAACTCCCTAATGGTCAAGAGATTAAGGGAGAGTATGATATGGAAATGGATGGAAGGATTGACGATGTTAAGTCTGCATCTTGGTATTCATACAACAACAAGTTTGAGTCTATTGAAGATATGCAGAAGAGTGACGGGTTTGGATATGTATCTCAGTTAGTTGGTTACTCAGAGGGCGCTGGTAAGGATGTAGGTGGCTGGTGGGTTATCAATAAGAACAGTGGTGAGTTCAAGTATGTTGATGCTTCTGGGGTAGATAAAGATAAAGTTCTTAAGGACATTCAAGACACTGTTGATTATATTGACAATGATGAACCCTTTGAACGTTGTTTTCAACCTGTTCCAGAGACTTATCGCAGGATACCTAGTGGTAATATTGTGTTAAATGATGGGTGCAACTTCTGTCAGTTTAAACATAAGTGTTTCCCTAATCTAAAAGTATTACCCTCAAAGGTGTACAAAGGTAAACTAACGCCACCCCTAGTTAATTATGTCGAAGTAAATGGCTAAGAGAAGACATAACACTAGGTTATATCGCAGTGGTCTTGAAGTTGAGGCCGCTGCTTTTTTATCAGAACATCAAAAAGAAGTTCGATACGAGAAATTAAAGATAGAATGGGAAGATCTAAAGTACCGCACATACACACCAGACTTTGAATTGGACAACGGTATTATTATAGAAACCAAAGGTATCTTTAGCGCAACTGATAGAAGAAAGCATCTTGAAATACAGAGACAACACCCTAAGTTAGATATAAGATTTGTCTTTAGTAATGCTAACTCTAGGTTATATAAAGGTGCAAAGTCTCGTTATTCAGATTGGTGTAATAAGTATGGTTTCAAATGGTCACACAGACTGATACCAAAGGACTGGTTGAAAGAGCGTGGTAAACCTTGTAAAGAAGCTAGGATAACTGTAAAAAGAAGGAAAGCCTGATGGCTCGTTATGAAGTTAAAGAAGATGAAGCAGCATTAGTTGTTAAGCCTGTTATAGAAGAGGATGGTAGTTGGTCAGGAGATATTGCTACTGGTATATATGTTTCTCCACACCTTGATGATGATACACAGGCTCACTTAGTACACGTTATAACTCTTATGTCAGCCTTTCTAGATTGGGTTGAACAGTATCCAGACATCTTAGGTGAGATAGAAGACCATCGTAATATGTTAATGGAAGACTATATGGAAGAGAAGAAGAAACCAGAGATAACTAGAGAAGGCAATGTTCTTCGCCTTACTAGGTGGACAAAGACAGAGGGAAGTGCTTAATGACAGATTTTGCTATAGAGGAACTTTTTAAAGATATGGAAGAAGAGTTTACTAAGAAAGAGCCACCAGTAAAGAGTCACAATCCAGTAAGTAAACCTGTCCACTACAATCAGGCTGGTATAGAGTGTATTGAAGCTATACGTGCTATGACTTGTAAGATGGATGGTACTAGTGCTTATATGGCTGGTAATGTATTAAAATATGTATGGCGTCACGAGTATAAGAATGGTTTAGAGGATCTAGAGAAAGCTCAAGTATATCTTGGGTGGTTAATTGATAACTACAAGGGGAAACACAAATGAGAAAGTTTAGTGTAACTTTTCTTCTCAAGTTAGACGAAGACAATCACATTCTTTCATCTGTACAAGAGGCTCACGAGGAAGATGTGTATGATTACGTTAAAGACTTGTTCTACGACTCAGAAGCAATTAAAATAGAGAACTTGAATATAAAGGAACGGCAATGATTAACGAGACAGATCTAGAAGCATTTGGATATTTTGATATGTTTCAGAACAGTCCTGACTATAGTAAAGATCCTGTTAGATTCTACAGTCAGTTTGTTGAGGACAAGGTTTTCACTAAAGGTAGAGAACGTTTATTAGAGAACACTCTAGGTTTATGTGGTGAAGCTGGAGAGGTGGCTGAAAAGATCAAGAAGGTATTTAGAGATAAGGGTAAATTTAGTGATGAAGACATCTTGAAAGAATTAGGGGATGTCTTATTTTATGTAACGGCCCTATCAAATATCTTTGGGGGTAATCTACAAAAGACTATGGAAATGAATATGGCAAAGCTTGATGACAGAGAGCAGCGTGGTGTTTTAAAGGGATCAGGAGACAACAGATGAATAACTACCTACCAACAGACTACCAGAGCTTTATTGCTCTGTCACGATACGCTAAGTACTATGACGGTCAGGGGCGTGAGACTTGGGGCGATACAGTGCAGCGATACATTGAGAATGTAGTACACCCTAAGACGGGTAAAGATAGCTATGTTAAGCGTATTAGTGAAGCTATTATGAACCTAGAAGTTATGCCATCTATGAGAGCTATGATGACTGCAGGGCCAGCACTTGACAGAGACAACACTGCTGGGTATAACTGTAGCTATCTACCCGTAGATGACCCTAAGTCCTTCGATGAGGCTATGTACATCCTCTTGTGTGGAACTGGTGTCGGGTTCTCCGTCGAGCGTCAGTACGTCAGTAAGCTCCCGGAAGTACCTGAGTTGTTCTACAGTGATACCACAGTCGTTGTCAAAGACAGTAAGGAAGGTTGGGCTAAGGCGTTCCGTCAAGTTCTTGCTCTCCTCTGGGCTGGTGAGATCCCTAAGTGGGATGTGTCTCGTGTACGTCCTGCAGGTACTAGGCTTAAAACGTTTGGTGGTAGAGCTAGTGGCCCAGAGCCACTTGTAGACTTATTTAATTTTGCTATAAAAATATTTAAAGGTGCACAAGATCGTAAGTTATCTAGCATTGAGTGTCACGATCTTATGTGTAAGATTGGTGAAGTAGTCGTTGTAGGTGGTGTACGTCGAAGTGCTATGATATCTTTGTCTGACCTAGACTCCTTTTC